CAAGGGTAAAGGCTGCAACAAAACGAAAGTTTGCAGTCTACCCGAGCGCCTATGCAAATGCGTGGCTTGTACGAGAATATAAGAAACGAGGAGGTAAGTATCGCCGTGGTTAAAAGAAGAAGATCAACTACTAAAAAGCTTACAAAAAGGCAACAAGCTACTTTAAGAAGGCACTCTAGTCATCATACTAAAAAGCATATGGCATTTATGAGATCGCAAATGAAGAAAGGTAAATCTTTCACTGCGGCCCATAAAGCAGCCATGAGGAAGGTAGGAAAATAATGGCTAGTGGAGGACTTACTAAATGGTTTAAGCAAGACTGGGTAAATATAGGCAGTCCCAAGAAAGGTGGTGGCTATAATAAATGCGGTAGAAGAAATGCTAAGAAGGGTAAATACCCAAAATGTGTACCTGCTGCAAAAGCTGCTAGAATGACAAAAAGTCAGGTAAAATCTGCAGTCCGAAGAAAGAGGGCTAAGAAGCAAGGAGTAGGCGGAAGACCTACTAATGTGAAAACATTTGCAAGGAGGGGTACTCGTGGCCGTAAGAAGGGGTAGAAAAAGAGATCCAAGATTAAAAAGAGCGGGCGTATCCGGGTTCAACAAACCAAAGCGTACGCCCGGACACAAGACTAAGTCACATATAGTTGTGGCAAAAGTCGGAAACAGGATCAAAACAATTCGTTTTGGTCAAAAAGGAGCAAAAACAGCTGGCAAGCCTAAAGCTGGAGAGTCTCGTAGAATGAAAATGAAACGAAAGTCTTTCAAAGCAAGGCATAGAAAAAATATCGCCAAAGGTAAGATGTCAGCAGCTTACTGGGCAAATAAGGTAAAATGGTAAATAAAATAAAAGAAACTGCTTTAAAAGTTTGGAATATAATTAATGGTAAAGATGCAGATATGGACGGAGACGTTGATATTGATGATGCTATGTTAAAAGCTAAACGAAAAGCAAAGAGTACTAAACGTACAAAGGAGAAATAAATGTCTTTCAGATTAAAAGGAGCAGAGACAGCTTGTGGAACAAGTGTAGGTGCCGCATCTACATTTGGGGATGCCACTGATGTCAGATTATTTAATTCAGGTTCTACAAATAGACTTTTAACAGTTGCAGATGCATCAGATACTACTATTGGAACTATGACTTTAGCTGATGGTGAAGTAACATTCATCAGAAAAGATAAAACAGATCAGATATTTGCTGCTCATGCAGAAATACTGGGTACACCTGTTATTTGGTCGTAATGATTGATAAAGAGGCTTGGTTGGAGGGAGTAGCTATTACTTGTAGTAGCACTCTGTCTTCGCTTAATAAAAAAGCAGAAGCTGAGAAGTTTATCACAGACCAAGATCAAATGCTGAGTGAAATATGTATGGGATACTTATACTTATTACATATCGCGCAATCAGAGGGAGTGCTTACTGAAGACACTCTATTGAGTAAAACATTAACTAAAACTATTCACTAATGTTAGATATTAGCAGAAAAGATATACTTAGTGATACTTTTATGGATTTTCCTACAGCGGAAAGATTCATTAAACTCCCTATTGATTCTTACCTGGACTTATTGGGTATAACACCCAACACCTCACAAAAAGCATTAATTAATGCTGTAAATAACCCAAAATATAGATTTGTATGCGCCGCTATTTCTAGACGGCAGGGTAAGACATATATCGCAAATGTCATCGGACAGCTTGTTTCACTCGTGCCAGGATCAAACATCTTGATAATGTCACCCAACTACTCATTATCGCAGATTTCTTTTGACTTACAAAGGCAACTAATAAAACATTTTGACTTAGAAGTTACAAAAGATAATGCAAAAGATAAGGTAATTGAACTATCAAATGGTTCAACTATAAGAATGGGTTCAGTAAATCAAGTAGATTCTACTGTTGGTAGGTCTTATGATTTAATAATCTTTGACGAAGCAGCACTAGCTGATGGAAAAGATGCCTTTAATGTAGCACTTCGTCCTACATTAGACAAAGATAACAGCAAAGCCGTATTTATTTCTACTCCTCGAGGCAGAAATAACTGGTTTGCAGACTTTTATCACAGAGGGTTTAGTGATGAATTTAGAGATTGGTGTTCTATTAGAGCAACCTATCATGAAAACCCACGCTTTAGTGATGAAGATATCATTGAAGCAAAAAGATCAATGTCCTCAGCAGAATTTGCTCAAGAATATTTAGCAGATTTTAATACTTATGAAGGACAGGTTTGGAATTTTAATTTTGAAGAGTGTGTCGCAGACCTCAGTCAGTTAGATACTAGTCGAATGGATGTATTCGCGGGGCTTGATGTTGGATATAAAGATCCAACAGCGCTGTGCGTTATAGCATACGACTGGGATCAACAAAAATTTTATCTTATAGATGAATACATGGACGCTGAAAGAACTACAGAACAACACGCTGCCGAAATTCGCCGTTTAATTGATAAACATAGCATTGACTACATTTATATTGACTCTGCAGCGCAACAAACTAGGTTTGATTTTGCTCAGAATTACGATATTTCTACTATTAATGCGAAAAAATCAGTACTAGACGGTATTGGGCATGCGGCCGGTATCATAGATAATGATAAATTGATAATAGATCAAAGATGTTCATCATCTTTGTCAGCAGTTGACCAATATCAGTGGGATCCAAATCCAAATTTACTTAAAGAAAAGCCAAAACACAATATGGCAAGTCATATGTCAGACGCTCTGAGATATGCGCTGTATACATTTGAGACATCTGCAAGTACGTTTTAGATTTGACCTGCCTAAAAATAAATGTTGACATGAAGGTGAATTTTTGGTATAATTTTATATAAATAGGAATTTATGGATTTAAAACGAGATTTAGTCAAGTACGTTAGAGACAAAGCGAAATCTAAATATAAGAAAGACACCCAGTGCTTTATCTGTGGAGAGACAGAAGATTTAGACTTTCACCACTTTTACGGAATGACTGAGTTGCTTGAAACTTGGTTGAAGCGTAATAAAATTACGATAAAATCAGCCGATGAGATTATGAAAATCCGTGAAAACTTTATTGAAGAATTTACTAATGAGATTTACAATGAAGCTGCTACACTATGCAAAGCCCACCATCAAAGGCTTCACAGTATTTATGGCAAGAGACCTAAACTAGTGACAGCACTTAAGCAAAAAAGATGGGTGGATAAACAGAGAGAAAAACATGGCATGGTATGACAGATTTTTAGGCAGAAACGTTGATGAGGAGAAATTAAATCCTGCTCAAACGTTTATTGGCCTTGAAGAAGGGTTAACAATTGACACCCGTGAAAACAAAGACAATTACAGATCAGCTTATGAAGAACTAGAAGTAGTTAACAGAGCTGTAAATATGATAGTAGACGATGCATCAGATATAAAATTTGATGTCGGACTAAAAGTAAATGGTATTGCACCTGTAGTAGAAAATATTCGAAAAACGCGTGTAGACTTATTACTTAATAAAGAACCGAATCCGTTTCAAGATATCAATACATTCAAGAGAAATCTTATAATTGATTTACTTATAGACGGAAATATTTTCGTATATTTTGATGGAAGACATTTATATCATCTTCCAGCACAGAATGTAACAATTCATTCAGATACTAGCACTTACATTGAGAAATTCGAATATGATGGTCATGTTGACTATTCTACGAAAGAAATTATACATATTAAAGAAAACTCATTTAAATCAATATATCGTGGAACCCCTAGGTTGAAGCCAGCGTATAGAACGATGTATTTGCTAGATAGCATGAGGAAGTTTCAAGACAACTTCTTCAAGAATGGAGCAGTTCCAGGATTAGTACTTAAGAGCCCTAACACTCTTTCTGATAGAATTAAAGAAAGAATGCTGCAAGCCTGGTCTACTAGGTACAATCCAAAAAATGGCGGTAAACGCCCTCTTATTTTAGATGGTGGACTTGAGGTTGATGATTTAACAAAAATTAATTTCAAAGAATTGGATTTCCAGACATCAATCGCAGCGAATGAGAAAATAATTTTAGAAGCAATGGGTGTTCCACCTATACTTCTAGATGGTGGGAATAATGCTAATATTAGACCTAACCACAGACTTTATTATTTGGAGACAGTTCTTCCAATAGTAAGAAAAATATCATATGCCTTTGAAAGATATTTTGGTTTTGCACTTGTTGAAAATGTTAGTGACATTCCAGCATTGCAGCCAGAATTGAGAGACCAAGCAGCGTATTACGCAACTCTGGTTAACACGGGTATTATGACACCAAACGAGGCTAGAGTACAATTAGGACGAGATCCTTTAGAAGGACACGACGATCTAAGAGTACCAGCTAATATTGCGGGTAGTGCAGCAAACCCCGAAGACGGTGGAAGACCACCACAAGAAGAGGAACAGGATAATGGCGAACAAGAAAGCAGTACTTAAAGATCTAGCAGATTATTTTGCTAAAAAGGGTATGTTAAGTCCTTCCGAGTATAAAGCAGCAGAAGACGCTCCAATGCGTTATATGGTTGCAAAAAGACCTTTTGGGTCTTGGGTTCGTATGCAAGGAATGATAAAGGTTAACTTTCCAGACCAATGGGCCAAAGCTAATAAACAAGAAGCTCCTGCTCCAGCCCCTAAAGCTGAAGCACCAAAAGAAGCTCCTAAAAAAGTAGCAAAGGCAGCTCCCAAAAAAGCTGAGAAATAAGGTAGGTACATATGGAGAAAATTTTTCATTGGACAAATACTTTCAAAACTCTTGGCGAGGACGATGACGGTAGCGTTGATATTAAAGGATT